AATCAGCTTTTAAATTATTAGTTTGTATATAAAATATAAGTTCATTGATTAATATTTGATCTGAGGAACTAAATGAGTATTCTCCTCGTAATAGTATAATACCTTGATCATTTTTAGCAACCGCTCTTTTTCGTTTAAGGTTATTAGTAGTAGGTTCTGTTTCAACATCAAAATTAAACCCATTAATTTGAACATTTTGTTGTTGGGTTGAAGATTGTTGTTGTTGGGTTAAAGATTGTTGTTGGTTGTTTAATTTTAATAAATTTTGTTGAACTGTATCTATATTTTGAGGGGAAGATTGAGAACAATATTGATTTATTAAGTCTAAAAAATTTAAAAAATCTAATACCTGGGATAGAGTATTGGTTAGGATTCCTAGAATTGATGTAAGAGCATTACTTCCTTGAGAAAGTTTTCCTATATTATTATTTAAGAAATTTTTGATATCTTGTATATTATTAACAACTGAAATAGGGATACCAACTCCTCCTATGGCTGTTGGTGTTGGGATGAATTTTAAGATCTGGTAGGTAGTGTCTATAGTTTGGATTATATCATTACTAGTTTCAATACTTGTATTTGTAGAATCTATTTTATTGAAAATACTATTTAGTTTATTATATAATTTGTTTTGTGTAGTAATAATTTTATCTAAAACATCTGAGGTAGGGCATGAGATTTGTTGGATAATCTCTTCTGTTAACTGCCCACCGTTAGCTTTTATTTCTTCAAGTTTTTCTTTTACTTTTGATATTCCATATTGTGCTACCAAATCTAATATTAAAGGAAGGATTTGTTTTTTTAAGTCTTCAATAATATCATTTAAGTTCTTTTCAATAAAAAATTCAAAAGTTATATCCCTTGTAGTATATTCTTCAACTTCTCTATCTTCAAAAGTTAATAAATCTGTAATTTCTTGGGCTAAATCTGATTTTATGGGAGGGAGGGAAATAATCCCCAAATTTGGTTTAACTTCTCTATTAGATAAATATGGTGTTATTTTTGTTGAAGAGTATTGGTTTAATTTACCTAAAACCTTTATTTGAAATTTACTAGGTGAAAAGGGTATTTTTGAAATATCAGGGACTTTAATAGAAAATTCTCCTTTAGAATTTGTTTTAGTTGGAACTTTGAGGGGGTTTAAAAGTCTTACTCCAGATATAGGTTCACGAGTATCTTCATCTATAAATTTACCCATGATTTCAACTAATTTAATTTCAAAATCATCCGGGATTTCTACAGGCTCTGGTAGGTTAGGGATTGTTAAATCCTGGATGGGTAAGTTTAAAGCATCTAATATAGTATTTATGTTTATGGTTATATTTTCTTCCATTTACTTTACTTGTGTGGTTTGAGACTTTAAACTATTATCATTTAACTGTTTTGTTATATCCCCAAGAACAGTAAGAACATTACCAGCAACCGTATTATACCCAGTTTGAAGTTGACCACCAGGCCATCTTTTTTCTACTTGGAGTATTTTTGCTAAATCTTGTACTGATTTAGTTAGTTGTTTGAGTAATTCAACAGTGATATCACCTTTAAGAACAGGTTCAGTAGCATTTTTAGAACCCAGTTTAATGATTTTGGCATCTGCATATAGATTTTCAGAATCTATATTTACATACTTCCCTACAACTACATTAAAATGTTGTTCTCCACTTATTAAAATACTATCAGTTTTAGCATTTAGTAATATTCTATTTGAGGTTAATACAATTTGTGGGGATGAGAAAATTGAGGGTGAAACAGGTCTACTTAAGGGAGTAAAAGTTTTAAATTTATTATCCCAATTTCCCTCAATAGGTAATTTTTGAGTTGAAGTTAAATAAATAGAAGATAAATCTTGGTTTATATCTTCTGTAATAGGAATCCACCCTTCCTCAGATGAATTTGTTGGTTGACCATTTCTTAAGATTACAATAGGATCTCCATTTTCACCTGTTTCTGACCAATTGTTCTTATATTCACTTTTAGATTTAGTAGTTGACCCAAATCTTAAACTATTCCCCCATCTACCCTCATGTATAACATCACCTGAGAATGGAAGAAGAGGATGGATATTTGATTTTTCAACGAAGGTATTTTGACTAGGGTTAGTGGGGCTATTAAAATCAATTTCAATAGGGTCATCGGGTGCTCTTCTAGCTAAACCACCTTCAACTTGTTGATAATCTAACTGTAGGGAAGGAGGAAGATTAGTTTTTCTTGGATTTGGAAGAGCATTATGATGAGGACTATTCCAAACATTATAAGATGGTAAATAGTAATAATCTTCTCTGAAGTCATTTCCATCTGTAGGAATAGGGAGGAGAAATAATTGGACTACCTCATTTATTATAGGTAAACTCTTAGATTGTGGTGAGTATGGTTTTGCTACCTTTTCAATTCCAGGATTAGATTTATCAAAAACTTCAACAATGATAGTACCTAAACCATTCCATTGCCCAAAATCATTAAACCTAGGATGATTTTCATCTAAAACAATATCCTTAACCCTACCAAAACTAGTAAATTTTGTTTTTCTTGATATTTTTCCTGTATTTGGTTGGAGATTTCTAATAGCCCCTGTTAAACCAACTCGATTTATCATTGTAATTTTTTAGGAGTTTTTGAATTAAAATTTTCTATTTCCTTAAATAATTGGGTTTTTTCTTCTTCTGATAGACCAAAATCTTCTTCTGATTCTTTTCCTGTATTAAGGGCTCTTTGGATAATTGTAGCCATTTTAATAAGCTGTTCATCATTTTTTAATCCTAACTCCATATATTCCTTTATTAAAGGTACTATAAGAGTAGCATCACCTATATCTGTAATTAAAGGTTTTAATTCTTGAATAAGAGCAGTAATTTGTTCTTCTTTTTTCTTTTGGTTAGAATATATTTCTTCTAAAAGTGTAGAGAATTTCTTCTTCCCAAATATTTTTTTATCTAGATTACTCATAAAGACATGTTTGGTTATAAATATAGCCTTTATAATTCTTCAAAATTTACATAACCATTTTCTAAATAAAACACATACTTTTCCTTAAAAATTTCAGAAAGTTCATTAGATATTTTAGTGATTTTTTGAGTTTTAAAATCACCCTGTTCTCTTAAATATATGTAAAGGGCTTTTTTATTAAAAACCTCTATATATTCTCTTTTTCTAAACAATTCTAAAACAGCATCAGCTACTTGAGCATCTTTAGTTTTAGGAAAAAAGTTATAAATATTAACATCTACATAATCCACAAAATCATCAATAAAATTTGAAAATTGATCTTGGGAGGGAGATGAAGAATCTAATCCATATGAAAAATCTAATGAATGGTGAAGATCTTCAATTGGTGAGGAATTAACTTTTTTATTATAATTTTTATTGTTATAATTTATTAACCACCGTTTTACAATAGTACCAAAATATGAATATGCTTTAGGTGGGGTTAATTTCTTTAAACTAGAATAACATTCTTTACTTACTTTATTTTCATATTTCTCAATAAAATCTCTTATTTTTTGAAGTGTGATTTTATCTGCATTGTTTGTATATTCTAGGAAAGTACCTCGTTTAAAAAAACCAAATTCATCACAATATTTAGTACTAGTTTTCATCTTTTCAATGAACCCATCTTTACTAAGAGGATTATATTCTTCTTCCTCATCTAATTCTTTACTATATTTTTCTAAATAAGCCTCATAATCTCCATTACCAAACTTTTTATTAATAATCTTAAATAATCTATCATCTATACTTTTACTATGATGATATAGATGCATTTTTTCCAACAAAAAAACTATAATTTCATGTTGAAGATGTTCTAAGTCCTCAACATCAGTATTATAGAATTTAAAGGTATGGATAATATTCTGGGTGAGTTTAAAGAATGGGTGGTGGATGCTTTTAGAATAAATTTTACTTCTTTGATTAGAACTTTCAGTTTTATTATACAATAAAATAGCATCTTCAGTTTCTTGAGTAAAGTAATTTCTATTCTGTTTAGATTTAGGGGGCATAAAAATAAAATTATTTTTCAAGATTTTTTATCTTGAATTCATTTAATATATTTTGGATGTTTTTAATCTCCTCAAAAAAGAAACCTATTTCATCATCTGCCTTAAATGATCCTTTATGATCTATTTCTTCAAGTTTTTTATCTGTAAACTCAATTATTTGAGAGAGTTTATCTAAATATTGAAGATACCCTACTAGGATATCTTCTTGTTTTTCATTTTTTCTTAAAAGATTAATAGTTGTGAATCCGAGACTCACAACTAAAACACCTAAAACACATATTAAAATTATCATATCTTATCTAGTAAATTTTTAAGTCCATCACTTTGAATGCTTTTTAATGCTTTGTCTTTTGTGGGGACTTTTTTTGTTGTATTATCTAATATAAAATTCTTTTTTCTACTAGACACGGATTTTTCTTCCTCTTTTAATTTAGGTAACCATTCACGTTCAAACTCAATACGAGCAGCCATCAAATCCGCCTGATGAAGAATGAAAGGTAATGATGTTCTTGGTTTTTGTTCTGGCATGTAGGCAAATAAATATTTTTTATTAGCTTCATCATATAAACCATCATGGGTCTGGATAGCTAGCATCTCATTAAATGTATATTGGATACCATGAGACTGAAGCATAAACAAACCTCTATCGGGGACTGATGCGAATGGGACTTTAGTATTGAACATATAATCTTCACCTAGTTTTTCACGTCTCCATTTATCTGTCTGAGGGATATATGATTCATTTTCTTCGTCTCCCATTTTACCTAAATCATGGTTAATAGCAGAGAATACAAGTTCTTCTTTTGTAAATGTAGTCATATCTGCCCCTTCCTCAGCCCAAAGATCATATTGTTTAAGAGCACAACGTACAACACGATTTACATGTTCAACATATCCACCTGGGAATGCGTTATGGTACTCTTTTTTATGAGCAGCAGGCATTAAGATGATTCTCTCCTGAAATTTGTCATAGAATTGGAGTAATTTACTTTTTCTTTCCCCTGTGATATATTTTTCAATATTGTCCTCAAATTCCTCCCAATTAGTCTGGATTTGTTCTGCTGTTAGTGTCATAACTTATTTTTTGATTAATTATTAATATTCTCTTTCTATAATAGAATTTAGATCTTCTACTAGTTCTTTTATTTCTGATATAACTTTCATTCCTTCATTTATATCTCTTCTTAATAGTTCGGCTTTTAATTTATTAAGTTTTATATCTATCTGTTCAATTCTTCTTAATGATAAATTTTTATTTTTCATATTTTTTAATTATTTATTTTTAATGAAGTTATCAAGTATTTTTTGGGGGATCAAGCTCTTTCAAAAAATTCTTAAAAGAAAACAAATAACTACATTTTTCATAATCTTCTACTTTCTCAAAGTATTTTATACTCGAATCTAAAG